ACTTCCATAGTTTTTCCAACCTCGTCACCAAGGTATCTGTGTAATTTTGTTCCATCATATGCATATTTGTCTGAACTCTTCCAATCGATTTGACTTTCTAGTTCTGGTTTACCTAAGTCCTCTAAAGACTTACTTCCTCTTTTTGTTGTTCTATAAAATCTTAATTCTGATGTTGGGGTGACCCCTTTTGATTGATCGTATACAGGTCTAAAAAAATCTGGTAATTTTTTAAAAGGACCCACTATGTTTTTTTGGAATACATTGTTTTTTGCATCCATTGCTGTTTTAGATTGTATCCCTCCATTTTTATTTTTAGACCGAGATATTAAATCATACATAAACACTCCTGCTCTAACAGTTTTACCTTGTCTACGTTTAGTTAACTCTATCATTCCTAGGCAGTTAGGATTGTCAACACATGCTTGTAAAAAATAAAAATAATCTTGATCTGTTTTTCTGAAACTTGGATAACCTATATCAATCTTCCACCAGTTTAAAAACAAGTAATGCATACCTGTTAAGTAGGTAGCAACACCATTATTCATAAACCAAACTCCATTCAGTCTTCTGTCCCATTCTTGAGATCTAAAGTTCTCTAACTCTACATCAAAATAATCTTTATCTTCCGCCTGTCTTATTAATTCTTCTTTTCTCTTATAGTTATAACCTTCAGGGAGCGTAGTCCTAATCCAAACTTGATCTTCTTTTTTAGAAGAACTAGTTATAATAGGACGCTTCTCTATTTTTTTTGTAATTAAATTATATACTTTTCCTTTAGGCGGTAATTCAAACTCTACGCCTTGTATATCTACTTTCATAAATTAGCAATAAATTCTGGAGTTAATCTTTTATCTGCCTTAATTACTTTTAGTAACTCTTGGTCTTCTCCATATAATTTCATGTAGTATGAATCCAACCTGTCATTTATTGTATTTAAGTCATCCATTATCTTAGACTTTATTTGTAAAGCCTGTAAAATATCTTTATCTCGGTCACCCTCAACTGGACTCAATAACTTAGTTTGATATTCAAAAAAAGTTTGTTCATTAGAAACAATCATAGACCATATTCTATTATTTTGTTTTCTTAGAAACTCATCTACCATGTCTACTAGTTGGTCTGACAAAAAGAAAAAGACATCGTGTAATTTTTCATTGTCTTTTATTAAACTAAACCCAGATAATACAGCAGCCTGCTCTTTTCTAATTTTTAATTCTGGAAATTGTTCTTTCAATGGAGTGTTCTGATCATACATGTATAAAACATATTTGATCATGCTATCATTAGCGCTGTCAAAGGTTTTAAACATTTTTAATTTAGGATACTTTTTTTTTATTGAACCCTTGATACTGAAAGGATTAAATATCATTTTATTAAAATCTTCTTTGTTGAAGATATCAGTTAAAGACATGTTGTTTGTTTTAAGCGAAAATATACTAATTAAAAAGAATGATTATAAATATTTATAATTCAGTTTTACTACCAGATATCGAGTATTAAATTTTATGTATACTTTTTGCATCACATCTTATATTTACTCAAAATTAAGACATGGCAGAATATCAGGGAAAAAAGGTAACTCTAAATAAGATTATGAAGTCTGAGAGACCTGCTAAAAAAAGTAAGGTTTATGTTAGAAAGCCAAACGGTAAAATTACTGTAGTTCATTTTGGTGATCCTAACATGAAAATTAAAAAACATATTCCTGGACGCAGAAAATCTTTTAGGGCTAGACATAATTGTTCTAATCCTGGACCAAGATGGAAAGCAAGATATTGGGCTTGTAAAACATGGTAAATATGAAAAAAGAAGAAAACACTTGTGAATGTGGTGAAATGACTGTTGCTACATGTAACTGTAAACAAAAAAAGAAATGACACAAAAGATTAGTGAATCGACAGAAGTAAAACTCGATCTAAAAACAATTACATTGATTATAGGATTTGTAATTTCTTTAAGTACAGTTTTTTTTACACTGAAGTCTGATATAGCCTTAGCAAAAGAATTACCTAAACCAGAAGTATCTAGATCAGAATATGATTTAAAAGATCAGTTAATTAGAGAGCAGATAATGAATACTGGTAAACAAGTTGAGGAAAACGGTAAAAAGTTAGACATGATAGAGGAGAGGTTATATGAACTAAGTATAAAAAATAAATAATCTGTCATGAAAAATCTTTTGATATTTGTTTTATTGTTTTTCTTACCACTTAACTCAAATTCAAAAAAACATACAATTGAATCTAACGATTTAAAAAATAAAATAATTGTATATCAAATTAATTCCACCTGGAATGAAAGGAACTCAATAAAAAACTTAAAAAATTTAAGAAACTGTAAATATGTTTATGGATTCTTAGAAGATCAACCAGCACATTTTAAAAAAGGAATCAAATCTGTTCCTGCTATTTTTATAACAATCAACGGTAAAGTTGTTTATAGATATCAAGCAGGGCTTTCAATGAAGGCAACAATTGGTTATGAAGAAATACAAGCAGTTGTAAATAAACACAAATAAGTTTTTAATAATGGATTCCTTATTAGAACTGTGGCAACAAGAAGGTTATAAACACTTAGGTAATTGGATAGACGGAGCGATTGCAATAATTCTATTAGGTGGAGGTTACTATTATAAAAAATGGGTAGATCATAAATTTGATAATAAAAAATGAAAAAATATATTCTAATCTTCTTATTACTTACAGGTTGTGCTGTTACAGAAAAACAACCTAAGATTTTGATAACACATGTTTTAGCAGTCACAGAACAAGGTGATACATTAAGACTTCCTATTAATATGATAAGACCAAACGTAGTTTATAAAATAATAAACTATGGTAATAATTATAGACCGTATTATAATGATTGGAACTATAGACCTTATCAAAATTACAATCAAAACATTTATGTAAGACCTAACAACAATAATAACAACAGCAATAACAATAACAATACTTCTAGCAAACCTAGAGTTGATAGTAAAAATAAAGATATATCTAGGATAGAATTAAAGGTTGTCAACAAAAAAAACAATTAATAATAAAGTACAATTAGATATTAAATCTTTAGTGGGTATTGTAATTGGAATAGTATCTTTAGTTAGAAATAAAAACCGCAAAAAAATAAAATTATGGCAAAATATCCATCTATCAAAAAAGTAAAAGTTAAGAAAAAAAAGAAAAAAGTTTCTTCTTATGGCAAAAAGTATTAAAAAAGTAAAGAAACCTAAACCAACTAATTCATCATTATGGTCTAGGGCTAAATCACTAGCAAGACAAAAGTTTGATGTATACCCATCAGCATATGCTAATGCTTGGGCTTCTAAATGGTATAAGTCTAAAGGAGGCGGTTGGAGATAATGGCATATCAAGGAGGATTAAGAAGATGGTTCAAAGAAAAATGGGTCAACACACAGACTGGAGGTAAGTGTGGTGAAGGAGGTAGTGTCTCTAAAACTGGCAAGTACTGTAGACCTTCTGTTAGAGTTAGTTCTAAAACACCAGTTACTGTAAGTGAACTTTCAAAATCAGAACTAAGAAAAATAAAAAGACAAAAAAGAAAGAAAAGGAACGCTGGGAAAAAACCAGATAGAGTTCAATCAATTCGTAAAATTAGAAGAAATGGCTAAATTAATTGGTAAACAAAGAAAGTTAGACAAAAATAAAAATGGTAAGTTAGATAAAGGTGACTTTGCTATTATTAGAAAAATAAAAAGAACTAAACGTAAGTAATGCCTGTAAAAAAAATAAAAAAAATAAACATGGATGGTTTATCTACTAGACAAAAGTCTACTATGAATAAACACAAAGAACATCATAGTATAGCACATATGAAATATATGGTAGGTGCAATGAGAAATGGTAAGTCGTTTTCAGAAGCACATAAAATAGCAATGAAAAAAATAGGAAAATAAAAAATTAAAATTAATAAATATGCCAGAGCCATTAATATTGACCGACAGTAACACAAACGATGTTATTAATATGAGAAAAATAGAGTTACTATTAGATGTATTATCTAATATAGATGCTGCTAACTCACCAGATACTTATGGTTTAAAAATTATGATAGTAAATAAAATAGAAGATTTAGTAGAAAACATTTAGTTTTTCATGATCATCCATTTTAATTACATGCATCATAAATAACATTTTTTTAAATTTCTTTTTGTCTCCAAAATAGTTGTGACACTCTCTACATAACGCCATTAAATTAATCACATCATCTTTTTGTTCAGAACCTCCCATGCCTCTCGCATTTATATGGTGTATATCTACAGCAGTATTGTTGCAAACCTCACAACCAATCCAATCTGATTTATCTAAATTAAAATGTTCTAAGTAAACTTTAGTGTGTTTCTTCATAATCAATTAATTCCCATGTGAATGGCTTTCTATTTCTAGCATATTGATTCATTGTCCAGTGTATACAAGTAGTATTAAAGTCTTCTTCGTAAGAAGTCTCATTGTTATCTACTGGATTTATTTTTATTTTAAATATCATTAAGTACTTGCTGGAGTTTTTGTATCTCCAATTTTAACTCAGCAGACATTTTACGTTTTTTCAATTCGATGATTCTGTCTGTTATTTGTTTTATTACTTCTAGGTTTCTTGACATTCTTCCGATGTTTGATAGCGCCATTGTCTTTTATCTACTTTATATTCGTAATACTTGTTTCTTTCATTCACCGTAATTTGGGGCCAACTTAATATATCCTCTTTCTTAAAGTTCAATAAGACATAGTGATGATTCTTTAAAAATAATACAAATAGTATATAGTCCACATCTAATTTGTGTATGGTAAACGAGTTAACCTTTAATGATCTTTCACAACCTTTTACATCTATTCTTTTATCGTTGACTGTTAAGTCTGGATCAGATACTCCTTTTTCTTTTACAAATGCACTTGTTAAATAGTTCACCCCTTTTAAATCAAAGTTATGCCTAACTATAAGTTCCGCTAAGATTCCTTTAAAATCTGTGTAGAAATTATTGTCTACAGGTTCATCAAATAGTATGGGGTGTTTGTATTGGTATGATCTAGATTTCCAATAAAGTTTTTTATAGTGGTCTCTATTGGCCATTACTCGTGTGTCTACATATAGTTTCGCATGTTCGAAGATACAATTAGGTATTTTAAACGGTCCCTCCATCTGAATAGATTTTCCCCTCGATCACCGTCTGATGCATTACATAATACTTCTTATCTTCTATTTCATTTTCAAAAGCGTACATCTCATGGAACCAGACTTCATCACCTGGCAACAATCCTGTTTTTTCGAAATTTTTTTTGGGGGTACTTAGATACTCCACATAACCCATGTTCTTACTTAATTTTGGGGTGGAAAGATATATACTACCTTTCTTCTCTATATTCTCTCTTGGTTTAATTAGCGCATGATTAGCGGTAGCAGTAATTCTTCCATCTCTCACAAAACAGAAAATCATTTCTAAATCTACAGTGTACAAGTTTTCTTCACCTTCTATTAGGTTGGTAGGATCTACAGTTAAATAATTAAAGTATACCAGGTCTCCAACATATAGATCGTTTCTAACAGAGGTTCCGTCAGTTGTTCTACACCATTTATTGTTAGGGATCGCCACGACCTCTCCCTTTATTGTAACATGTTGTTCAGGTGTAAATGAAACGTCTAAGTAAATAGTTTTGCCATTACCTATATCAATTTCATCTTGATATTTTTTATCAACTCTAACTACTACCGTTTGTCCAATCATTTGCATAACCCTAATTTATAAATAATGATGCCTCTTTACTATTGTTCAATGACTGACTTATTAACCTTGTTATTAACCGTTAGCCATTTTGTCTAGCGGTCATGTATTCTGATAGCCAATTTGGCTAGCGATTTATTTGCATAGTATATATTATACTAGTATTATATATAATATATATAGTATACTAGTATATTATATTAAACCAATATATTATATATTTCCGAGATGCCTTTTTGTTAAACTAAAGTATAGAACGTAATGGGAATCGAACTTAATCTATACAGTCTTATATAGTTTTTATATCAGACTATATAGTTAGTCAAGAGGTCTTCCTTCGGTAAGATCAGTTTTTGGTCCCCAATTGTTTTAAACGATTTAAGGTATGGCAAATTTAAGACATATATACTATGTCCAGGCACTATTTAAAATGTATTGTACATGGCTTAAAATTGCTCAGGAGTATAAAAAAATTTTTGTTGTAGATGGGAGGGTGATGTTCACACTATATATGACACCTCGACCGACCAAAAGAGAAACAGAAATTGGCAACCGAGTACCCCAAGAAATGGCATTTTGGTTTTTGAAAAGTCCTATCAGGAATATGACTAATCAGTCCACATACACTGACTATCAATACGTTACGCTCTACCTCGGTAACATATTACAACAGAAAAGTTACCATCAGTTTCAATATAGAAGGGAAATCTTATTTTTTGTAGCAGATTGAAACCTGTTTTATAAAAATTTCCTCCTCTTTATTTAAACGGAGTAATGCTGAGATGTAAATCTTTGCCCAACTCATAAAACAAAATAATACATTAGCCGAACAAACCAACACACAATGAAAGTAGCCAAGAAATTAGTAGAGTTATTCAGCCATCATAAAGCCGTTAACAAGTACCTTAAATCTTTAGACAATGACTTTGCTCCAAGAACTATTTATATCTTCCTCGCCTGTGCTATAGTAGAGTCTGAGTCAGAAGATGAACATACCTTTTACAAGTTACCTGATGTTATCGATGTATGTCACAGGATGGATTGGATGTTGAACTATTCTAATCAGTATCCTGTCTATAGAGAACATAAGAAGTTATTAGAGGAAGGATTCATTGACAGGTTAAGTATTAAACAGAGGTACAAAGGTCA